CAAAATATTCCGCCGTCGTCCCTCCACCGAAACCAGCGGCCTGAATATTCGCAACGGTCCATGAAGTACCCCATAAGTCTGTGGGGCCTCCATAGGACTGCCATGCCGCAGTTGTCGGCCAAGCCGTACCAGAGGAATGATCCGAACCAACTGATACACCCGCCTTTATGAGAAAAACTCCGACATCTTGAACGAGGCCCGCACCAGCAGGAGCAACCCTACGATGAATGTCCATCTGTATTCCGAGAATGGTTGCGCCCCCCGGAATAGCCGAAAATCCACTGAAATTCGTAGCCCCAAGAAAATTAGTCGTTGGATTTGACGGCGTGACATTCGCAACAGCGAAACTCCCTCCTCCGCCGCTCGTGACGCCGCTAGGATTCGACCACACCACTCCACCGCCGCCAAAATCCGCCCCTGTTCCGGGGTTGAACGGACCAATTGAAATATTCGATCCTGCCGATGAACCGGACCCTGGACCACCCTTCACGATTACTGAATTGGAAGCAGGAACGCTAAAAACCGTCCAACTGCCATTAAACGAACTCGGCGTGAACAAAGTAGCCGTCAACGGCAACCCGATAATGGACCCGGATGGGAAAGTTTGACCTCCGGCGAGCGTAAACTGGATGTATGGTTGACCGCCACTTGTCGAACCTACAGCAGTCACATTCGTAAAGGTCAGTGTTGTAAAGGAAAGAATGCCCGTATCCGTGAAAGACACAGTTGCGGTTAGTGGGCTAGGTTGAAGCACCGGCAATCCGGCAGCAACGAGCTTGATTTCGGCTCCGGGTGAAGTCGAGCGGTAAATATTGTACCCAAAGGCGGTAGGAACGATATTCCAAGTCAGTTTGATGGATAGATTTCCGCCCGAAGGAGTGGCACTCACTTCACTCGAAGCTACGGTCTCTCCTCCCGTTCCATCAATGGCTGTAACGACGTAATAGTATGTCGTCCCTGACGTAAGGCTTCCACCAGCCGCCAGTGTTGCCCCCAGGCCAGCCGGAGCGCCTAACCCCTTGAGGGCTTTTTGCAGCGCGAGATAATAAGAGAGTACGCCGGTCGGTTCGAATAAGAATGCGTCCAGGAATTTACCTTGATTGCTCGGGGATGTTCCTCCAAAAGCATTGATGATTGCCGATCCATCACACGGCGTCAGAGCGCCGCGTTCCATCAGGACAAGGTTCGACCCTCGGGGAAATGATCCCTTCGGCTGCGCGAGAGGTTGATTCGACGCAACAAGGCCCTTCAGGAATGGGCCGCTCGATTGTGGTTCGTAGGCCATTAGTTAATCAAAATACCGCCCGCAATGTCTGGATAGTAGACAACCGGCCCACTCGGACCTCCAACCTGCCGTCTACGAACCACTCCCGCATTCGACTTCGCCCATCCCTTGATCGACTTTTCCATGTCGGCGTTGAATGCCTGTAAAGTCTGCATGTCGTGCTCAACGATCTTGGCTCGACCGGAAACGTACTGGACGAGCAGTTGGTCCCATCCGGAAGTGAGCGGAAGGATGGTCGTCGATTGCCCTGGGGAATAGACCTGATTCGATTGCCGCTTGCCCATCCAGGCGATATTGCACTCGATTGCCACTTCGGTAGAGACATGCGCTATGGCGCTTGTGCCTCCAAGTCCACGGATCAGGCCGGTCAAAATATTCCCATTGATCGTGGCGTAGGCCATAATCTCGGAGCCGATGGAGACAAACCCGAAGGGGAGCGTAAAGGCTCCATTCGTCAGGGTAGCTGTCGTGTCTGTAGCCGCCATATTGGAGGCGAGGGTCGTATTGATCGAAGTTCGAGCCGGTTGAGGGTAGACTTCCAGTACAGTCTTTCCCGCATTCACGGAAATATGTGCCTGTGAGAGAACTTGGCTCGTGATCGAATTGCGCCGCCAGAACGTACCGGCATCTCCGCCCTGCATCCAGTAGCCGTCGTACCAGATCGCCGTAATCGAGTTCCAGGTGCCTGGAATTTGATAGAGAGGCTGATTGATCGTCGATCCGATAGCCGAATAGTCCTGAATTCCGCCCGTTCCCCGAGCGATGAGTTCAATTCCGGCATTGAGCCACCGATAAATGGCCCCGGCTGAGATGAAACCACCATCCGAGTCCGGTAGCCATGCTGTACCGCGTACCGGAGGAGAACCGGCAAGCACCGGATTCGCAAGGATTGTGAACGGAGAGGTGGTCGATTCAACGTATTGTGACTCCGTACCGGACGACCCGTTCACCTGAGTCAAATACGCTCGAATCTTAGTCGCTCCGACCTGTAAGGCCGAAGTAATCTGGATTCCATTGGTCGCCAGGACAGTTTGTTGCCCGGATTCGGTCGATGGAAGCGTTTCTCCCCATTGATTCCATTGGGTCACTTCGACGAAATAGGTTCCTGCTGAGAGCGTTCCGGTGCCGGGAGTCGTAACCGCTACCGCCGCTACTGGGGCAGGCAGACTTGCGGGCATGTCCGGGACGGTTTCACGCGCCTGGACGATTACATCCCCGATCAAAGACCCGGAGAACAGTGCAATCGGAGTGGTAGCCATGTCATCCTAAAACTGGTACGAGCCGGAACCGGGCATCGGATTTATGCCCTTGCCCCGGCTCGTTGCCGACCAGTGGAGAAACCTTTTTTAGATCAGGCCGAAGACTTCAATGTCCATCGTGCAGCCCGGACCAGTTCCGCCGAGCGTTGGGACGAACTTGAGCGTTTGGATACCGCCGTTTCCGGTCGTGGCGCTCGCACCGCCAATCAGGTAGCCAACCGCGCCGCCCGAAGTAGTCGAGGGAGCCGTATCCGTGATGAAATCCATCATCAGATCGAGCCAACTCGTCGATGAGAGCGTCACCGCCGTTCCGAAGTTCCAGTCCGCAATCACAACGGAGTTTGTTCCGTCGTAAGAAAAGACCTGCAATTTCGTAACGGTCGGAGAGGTCCCGGTTCCGTTGTACATCTTGATACGGAAACGTCCGGCAGTGATCGTCGGAACAAGGAGTCCGGCCACGCTGTTGAGTGACGTTCCGGGAACGTAATACGTGTTGCCGGAAGTGACCGCAATACCAGTCGCCTGTTGGATCGACTGAAGGCTCGATACCCCAAATCCAGGGAACGTGCGCTGAACCGATACTGTAATCGCCATGAAACTCTCCTTGTCCGTTCTCGACTAGCTAAGGGTCGTGAGTGCAATCTGGCCGATTGGCCTATTGCATCCAAGTTGGCAAATCAGGTGAATTCTCGACGTGATGACATCCTGGTTCGAAGGCATGATCCAGGGGGTCATCCGGAAGTACGAACCCATGTTGTAGATCATCCAGATATATTTCGTGTTCAGGAGATACCCCGTCCCTGCCGGGAAGTGCTGGTCGGCGAGGACAACGGCGTTCTTGAACCGCATGTGGTACCGGAACGAAGTCTGGATGGGGGCCGTATCCGCGTAATTGTCCGAAGCGCGGATGATGGTCGTCGAAGCGGAAGAACTGGAATTCTGCGTGAAAGCGGATTCGAAGTTCGCAAAGTCGGTGTTGTTCAAAATCAACAGGTTCGGCTCGTCGTAGCCGTACGTCGCCGCAAAGTACGGAATAAGGAGCTTCGCCGGAGTCAAATGACCGCCGATTGCGGAGTTCGCTTGCGGCTGCCAGAAGGTGTTCGTCGAACGGTTGATCCCGGCAATCGTATTCGTGGTCGAAGCGACCCAGGCGTTAATCGAATCAAGGTCGGTCGCGGAGTTGAATGGCGAGTTACCGGCTACGGCCTCGGCCAGCATGTCCAGCATGGAACCAGCAGCCGCCTGGACGTACGTCTTCACGAGGTCGAGACCGACCGGACCGCCGCGTCCAATGACAATATCCATCACCGGCAGGGTGGTCGCTTGGAAATAGCCGCGCCACACCTGATCGGCAGGCTGAATCGCGTCGATTGCCGAGGTCGGCAAAAGCTGGTCGCCCCAATAGGAGCCGCGAGTCGTAATTTTCGTCGTGAGGAGCGGGTAGACGATTTCGGCCCCGGCATTGTATTTCTTGGCGTACTGGTTCAGGAACGAAAACGTAGGACTCGGCTGGAACACGAGGTCCGCAATCCGAGGAAAGATCAATTTTTGAGCAATCGACGATAACGTGTTGACAAGCAACGCGCTAGGTTGATTTATGCCAGTTCCAACTGTGAGCGCCATTTAAGGCTCCTTTTAGACAACGCCGGTCTGTTCGATCAGTGCCCTCAGATCAGGGTCCTTCAAAGCTTCTACGTACAAATCTCCAAGAACGTCGGTTTCGGGGCCAATCTTCCGTGGAGGCTGTGGTGCCTGTCCCATTCCGGAGACCCCAGGAGCCGTAACGCGGCCAGCAATCGCTTCCATCCGGCCCTCTTCTCGGCCCTTTTCAATGGCTTCTTTGCGCATTTCTTCGAGGCGATCCCCCTCCGACATCTTGTCCCAAGCGAGACGCACCGAAGGCATCCCGTCCGTATCGACAATCTTGTTCTCTTGGGCGTACTTCAGGAGATCGTCCCGGGTAGGCTTCTTCTCGCGCTTGCCGAAGTTCAGACCGCTATATTCACGGTCCCATTCCCGCTTCATAAACACGGTGGCAGCCTGTCCCAATGTTTGCTGCAAAGTCTTGATAAGATTGGCGTTCTCTTCTAGTTTCTTGTCTCTGGCTTCGAGAGCGGCCTTGACCGGTTGTAGCCACGGGTCCGAAAACGGGTCATTCCCAGGATCGGGCTGCCGTGAAGTCGCCTTCTTTCGGGCTTCTTCGGCGGCGTCATACGCCTGCTGCGCCTTCTGCGCCAGTTCGACAATCGTCGCCTGCCTTGAATTCAGTTCTTGCTCTTTCTTTTCAACGCCTTGCAGACGATCCGAGAGAACCTGTCGCTCCGCTGTGGTCAATTGCCGGAGAGAACCAAGCGGGATTTCGGTCTCCCCAATCCGGATGGGAGTCGTGTCCGGATAGGACTTGGAATCTTCGAGAAATTGCTTTAGGTCGGCCATGATTTTTATTTTTTCTCCTTTAAGTTGTTGCACCCTGGTCGGCACCAGGGACCGTTCCTTGGCTTACCGGACTAAAACTGATCGGCGGTTGGCTCGATCCTTCCTCGTTCTTGCTTACCGCTTCGGTGACATTCGAAGCTTGCTGTCCCTCTTTAATCGCCCGAGATAG